TGAATTCTATGTACTTGACCTTGGTCCACTTACTACCTGCCGTCTCATTACCTCTCAGTACATCTTTGTATTTAACTGTTCTCTTGCTAGTCTTTTCCCCTAAGGAAACAAACCAACCCTTGCCCAGTTTCTCGTAAAGTTCTTGATAGAGTACAGCTTTCCTACTCATTAGTTTTCCTAAGAGTATCTCAGCTTTTTTAACATCGAATGGGAAACCAAAGTGAGTTTGCTCTAGGCAAATTCTATGGATCTCCTGTTCCATCTCTAGAACACTCTGAGGGAAATCTTTCCTAAGCTGTAGGTGATATAGCTTAGCGTTGACTTTACAATCGAGCTGACAGTATTCAACCATCTGGTCGTCAATAGTTTCCCATGTGGTAGTCTTACCATAGTCACCCTTAAGTAACCCTAGTCTTTCTCCCCAAGACTCTAAGGAATGTCTACCAATATTCTTAGCACTGATCTTACCTTTACGGTGAAGTGCAAAGTCGGTGTTCTTTAGGTTGGACCAGATAACTCTAGAGATTACTAGGGTGTCAATGGTTTTCTTTGGGGTGAACTTAGGGAAGAACTTACGGATCACAGGGATGTCATAGTCGAGAATGTTGTGACCAATGATCTCAGGGATAGACTCTAATAGAGCCACACCCTGTTTGATTGTAGGTCCCTTGTCAGACCTGAAGGTGTACTGGGTACCCGTGTCAAAGTCTTCTATAACAATACAGTGGATCTGGGTTACTTTGTCTAGAAAGCCATCAGCCTCTATATCAAATATCGCCCGTTTTATGTGTGTTAGCATAAGGTATTCCTATTTTATCCAAGAGAGTTTCCTCTGGATTTTCTTCGTTAGTACCGTAGAACTCAATGTCAATGAGGTCATCAATTGTTTTCTCTTGTTTTATTTCAAGAGGAACCTTTAGTTTGTTCTCATAGAATTCTTTAAGTTCTATTGTGTTTGGATCTTGAAGATCCCTTGTTGTCATTACAACTCTGTTTACTTGCATACGATCTCCGTGTTAAGCAAAGTCTGATAGATCCTCGTCAGGGAATGATGACTGTTCGGGTGGCGGTGTTTCAAATACACCCGTCTGAGGGTTGTAATAGATCTTATCCGCTGTCCCAGTATCCCCTGTGTACCTACACTTGAGGACCGTTAGGGTTGCTGTGTTACGCTCTGTTTCTGTATCGGCTTGTTGGTTACGTGATAAAGCATACACTGAATCTGAAAGCTGCTTGATACCCCCAGAACCCCTAAGGTTATTCAGGTTAGGTACGGCTCCCTCTTCAAATGTTTTACCAGTGGTACCGTTATTCAAGTGAACAACCAGACCGATGTAGCAACCAAGCTCTTGTGTTAGTGACTTGAGGTTGTGCATGATCGAGTCAATGGTTCTTCTCTCGTCGCTATCTTGTCCTAGGTTAGATACTAGAATAGACAAGTGATCGAGCCAGATAACCTGACATCCCATACCTTTGACCATGAATCTGATCTTGTTGTACAACTCTTGCTCGCCCACACTACCAAAGGCATCGTATAGATTAACCCTATTGAAGTCCTGAGTATCTGTAGCTAAGAAGATCTCTTCTGCTTTACTGTCTATAACTTCCTGCGAAATGAAATGACCTAGGTGAAGTCTAGTGTTTAGATCCAAGCCTACTAAAGATTTAGCTGTGAACTCCAAAGGCTCCTCTAGATGTATGAGTCCTTGGTTTAGTTCGGTGGTCTTGAATATATGTAGCTGTAGTTGTTTGATCAGTGATGACTTGCCCATACCAGTACCTGAGGTAAACACATCTAGTTCTCCTAGACGGATACCCTTGGTCTTAAGGTTTAGCAATGGCATGAAGTCTGGGAATGGATAGCTGGTATCATTCTTAACTTGCTTGAGTCTTGTTAGGATATCCTGTCCTGTAACAATTCCATCTGGCATGAATCTCTTAGCATCCCATAGGGCTTGGATAACCTCAGCACCTCTACCAGCCACTAGCATTTCATTAGCATCTTTCATTGGGAGCTTAGCGATTAGAGCCTTGTTAGGTGGGAGTAGATTGGCTACAGCCTTAGCTGCTTCCTGTCCCTGTTCATCCATATCAAATAGGATTACAACTTCCTTGAACCCACCCAGATACTCCAAGTGTTTCCTAACATCTCTCTCAGCACTATGCGCTCCATTAGGAACTGATAGTACTGCCCATTTATTTTCTTGTAACTGAGAAACCGTAAGGGCATCAATCTCTCCCTCGGTTAACACAACACGTTTCTTAGGATGCGGTGCCCATACGTGTTGACCAAATAGTGTGGATTGTTTTGCGTTACCTATCCAACTAAAGTCTTTGCTTGGTGATCTCAATTTCTGAGCCACTGGTTGACCTTCGTTGTTGTAGTAAGTAGCTACCTGTTTACCATTCGCATATCCGTAGCCGTACTTGCGACATGTCTCTTCGGTAATCTTTCTTACATTAAGGGCACGTATCTCTACCTCTAGTAGGTTGATATTTCTTTCTACCACGTGATTAGGGGACCGCCCCAGCTTATCTGCATGCACAGTTTTACCACATGAGAAACAGTGAGTATTCCCGTTAGCATAAACAGCATTAGCATCACTCGATCCGCAAGCGTCACAGCTTGTTTTGTGTAAGTATTGCGATTCTTCATATTCTTTTTCCTTCATATTGTTTTCCTATATTCAGGTCTCTCAGGGTCTCCTGAGTCAACCATAACTGCACCCTCTTTCAATAGGGCACGATGTACTACGCTAGGGTTTTTAGATCTAAGATCTACCCATGATACAAACTCTGAGCATCCTTTACTTTTACCTATAGTCAGCATTAGGTTGAATAATTCCGAGGCGTGTTTTGATCTTCTGTATTCTGGTTTGATATAGAACTCGTCGCAGTACAGATAAGATCCATCAACTCTGTACAGGAAGAACCCTATACTGTTACAGAAGTATGTAGCTCCTGTTCTCTCTAGGTGATAATTTACCACCTGATTTCCTAGCTCAATAAGTTTTTTAGTTTGCATAATTATCTCGCTAAATAAACCCCTCACTAGGAGGGGCTTGGTTTGTTTAGATTTTATCTACACTGATCCAGATACCATAGTCTTCATCTTTGTTCTGATATCTCTTAGAAGCCTTGATGTCAGTGATCTGACTATCATCAACCCATATCATTCCCACTTTAGTTATAGCATCCAATGGTCCCTTGATAAGATTATCAATGTCACAATTAGACGGGTAATCTGCCGCAGGTTTGTTTGGTTTGTACATAACAAACTCTAACTCTACTTTGTATTTATCGCTGGTAGGTTTGTATTGATTCTTAAGCTTCTGAAGAAATGTGAAACAGAGATTCCTAAAGGTCTCATAGTTCTTACTGTAATAGGTACCGAACCTCGACACCCTAGGGCGTGAGGCTGGCACTGGTTTAACAGGTATAAAGAACCTGATATTAGAAGTCACTGTCTGCATCGGATTCAGACTCTACTGTACTTTCAAACTCTGATTGATCACTGTCGTCTTGCTCAGAGAACTCACTAGCACTGAAACCAAAGTCACTTGCTTGTGATACTTGTTCAAGCTTGATAAGCATTGCGGCTTTAGGTTTGAGTGATACACCAACAGTTTTAGTACCAGCAACATAATATGGTTTCATCTCGAAAGCAATCTTCATAGTAGATCCGTTTGGAACCTTAAGGGTCTCAAGCTCTGACTTAGAGTATGGCTTAGCGGCTGCATTAAAGATTGCAGGTGGAGCTTTAGTGTACAGGGTACCGTCTTTCTTCTTACCTTCAGAACCATCACGGAACTTCATGATAAACTTGCCCGTATCTTTACCTTCAGAGTCTAGCACAGGCATGATAGGGTTAGTATCGGATACCTGAGGGACGACTAAGGGCTTGCTCTTGTCTTTAGCGTACTTCTCTGCGGCTTCTTTCTTAGTAAGAGTCATCTGCTCTTGAATCATTTCTTCCATCTGGTTGATTAGATTTCTTAGCTCAGGTGAATCCTCTAGGATAAGATCAACTTGATACTTTTTAAATTTAGCATCTGGTTTAACTAATTTGAACCACTGTCCATTGCCTACTGGTGATGTTGCTTTTACTGCTTTTACTTCTGACATAATTAATTCCTCTTATTGTAAAGTTATTGTAAGTGTCCGTCCGTCTTCCAAGTCGAGAGTAGTTTTGATAGGGACTTTTCTATCTAAAACTGTTTCTGCTAATCTTATTCGATTACTCACGACCGTTGTCACTTCGCATAGGATAGTATCTAGGATACCATCTTTCTGATCTTCCGTTAATTCTTTAGCCTTGGCTGTAGCTGTTTGCATTGCTGTAGCAGATCTACGGGCAAAGTCAAGAGCCTTTTGCATCTTTTTCTTCTTCAAATATCCTCCTATCTATTTTCGCCTAGTTAACTTAGCACCTCGTTTAAGGTACCTAATAGCCTCTCTCATCAATTCCACATCATCCCTAAGCAACCCTATACCCTTGTTACACCCAGAGCATAGGAGACCCCTTACAGCCCCTGTGGTGTGACAATGATCAATCGCCAAGGTCTGCCTACCTGTGAACCCTAGCTCATGTACATCACCCCTATCAAAACAAATGGCACATCGTCCGTCCTGTTGTTTGTACATGGCGAATACTTTCTCAGAGCCTATACCATACCTACGCCTGATCTTGCTTGCTCTTTCAGTACACTTAGATCTGCAATAGCGTTGGTTAGAACGTCTTGGTTTAAATTGCTTATGACAAGCTCCACACTTTACCATATCTTACTAGGGCTTGGTAAGTCATACCTATACCTAGATATAATCTCATTCAACATTCCACGCCTTAGTCTAGCCATCTCTCGTTCTTGGAATCTAGCTACCATTTCCCTATCTAGCTTCATTTCCTGAACCCTTTGGTTGTACATATCTAACAATACCTTCCCCCTTTCCTGTTGAGCTATTAACTCACGGTTTATTAAAAATACCTCAGGGGAATTAGCTTGCTTAGCTTCAGTAAGTAATACCCTAAGATGTCCTACATGTAATTCTTTTTGTTTAATAGCTTCTAGTACCTGTGGCATATTCATTTGCATACTATAATCCTTAGTTATTCCTAAGTATACCTTAGGTTTTATCTTAGGTTTCCCTAAGTTATTATTTCTTTAAAAGAAAGTAAGAAAATAATTCTTATCTATTCTAAATAACTCTTAACATTCTTAATATTCTTACTACGTAAGGTATAACTAAGATATAATTAAGTATTATTTAGATACCTCTCTACCTCCAGTTTGGTATTTAAACCAGTCATGCAACCCTCAGTAGCCCTACCTCTAAGCTACTGTATCCACATGACACCGTATAGGTTAATAAAATGGTCCGTACTTGGTACTTACCTGTAATTAGTTATTTTTTAGTTAGGATATCCCAACATGTTTTGTATACCGTAATTGGTATGGTTTTTATGGAGAGTGTAATTAAACAAATTAAGTGTATGTTATTCTCTCTCTATGTACTGCGGCTTGGATGTGCTTGAAATCATTGAGGTTTTTCTGAGGGTAGGTCTACGAGTTTTCAGCTAGTTACAGGATACTATATGTTTTGTTTATAAGGATGGGTCAATGTGATTTTAGGGTGTTGTAGAAATACAAAAGGGACCGCTTAGGGTCCCCTCTAGTTGAACTGAATGTCTGTCTGGATCTTGTTTAGGGCTAGATGAATTCTACCACGCCTGACTCAGTTATATGGTAAGATCTCAAGGGTACTCCACGGAACCCATAGTTCTCTGCGAAGATCTGCTCTCTAGCATGGGTATAATGGGCTGGAGTAATAAAAGCCTGAGGTACCCCAAAGATCTCAGAGGCTCTCTGTCGGGTTGTTTTGCAGGTCCCTACAATATTCGTTGATGATTCTTGATGTCCAGACTTTTCGTTTACCGATGAATTTAAAACCTTCGTGTCCATATGCTTCGTCCTCTCGTTGTGGTAGGGAGATAATCTGCCCTGTTGAATCGTTAGTATATAAGTATCTGTATTCTAGTTGCATGTTCTTTCATATCCATCTCTTATGAAAAGAAGTGTTCACTTAATAATACCTCCTCTAGGTCAAGGTTGCCCTTGGTTGGTAACTCAGGGAAGAAAGCCCTTGCGTCTACTGGTTGTTCGCTTATCCAATTTCCTAATACATCCTGTCGGTACATCTTAACGAACTCTTCTCGCAGTATCTCAGACATTCTAGAGGCGTTCTCAGCGTGGCTACCATAAGAGTCATGGATCATAGCAAGGTCCGTGATACCCTCGCTTAAACACCCCAATACGGTGTTCTGAAGGGCACACGCGTCAAGGCTGTGGATAAAGTTAGGGGATACTGCTGTTGTATGTCCACTCAGGTCTGTCTTATCCGTTTCCCTATTCATGGATAACGTAAGCCTTACCCTCTCCCCTAGGTTTGTCTGGACCTGATCTGTCCTCATCTTGATACGCTTCTGTACCACCTTGAAACCATTAGGTGTGGTCCAAGTAAGGGTAGTACTCCTGTCGTACTTGATTACCTGTCGGCTCGCTTCCTTGAACCATTGCATGATTTCTCTACCCTTGATGACCACTCTAGATATAGCTGACCAAACATAAGCCGTCAACTGATTCAGGGCTTCCATGTAATCTTCCTTGAAGAACGCCTTGCCCCCACGTTCCTCCAGGTCATCCCCGATATACTTGCGACAAGCGTTCTGGGTACCTGCATAGGGTACAATCATCACTGGTCTCTTGCATGTAGATCTCTCCACCCCAAACTCTAAGATCCGCTTAGCCAAGGGCGAGTCGTCCTGCTCTAGGTACTTGATTGTTACCAGCCGTACCTCGTTGTAGATGTCTTCTTTGTTAAAATTATTAGTAAGGTTTACCGCCCGTCCACCTACCTCGTCGCATAGCATCGCTGAAAGGTGTTGAAGACCGTTACATGAGCCGTCAAGCGCAATCGGAAGCCTGCTCTCGTAATTCTTAGGGTCCTGTGAATAACCCTTCCAGTCAAAACAGAACGCCAAGAATAACCAAGGCTCATCTGCTTGCTTCCAGAAATCGTCAGATATAGGAGTCGTTGCAGCTTGGATGATTTTATCGTGATTGTCCAAGACCCAGCTGTACTTTTCCTCAAGACGAAGTTTATCTTTCCCATAGGTATTAGCTCCCTGTAATGCAAGGAACATCTCTCCCCTGCGTGTTGTTATCTTTCTACCATTAGCAAACTGTAAGAGTGCCTTGGTATGCTGAGACCCCTGAGGGTGTAGGTTAGAGGCTGTAGGATAGATGCGCCCCCTAAAGTCCACTTGATATGTGAAGAATAGCTGAGGGTATCTAAGGAATCTCTTAGCCTCCCCTAGTACACGAGACAATAGGAGATACTTGGATGTACTAGAGGCGAACTCGTCGTGAAGACTTGCCTTGTGTTGTGTCCAAGCCCGTACAGTTTTAAGCTGTTCCTCTGTCATCTCGCTACGTTTCTTGTTAGGGTATGGGAAGGGTGTCGCTAGGACTTCCTTAGGTACTGGGATATCTCCCCAGTCTAGTCTGTTAATGAAAGCATAATTCATTACATCCAATACCTGCTCGTTTATTCTCCATGGAGTTTTCTGAAGCCCGTTTACTGTGTCAACCGTGGCTCGCATCTGATTAAAGTTAAAATGATTCTTACCCACACTGGTCTTGATAAAATCAAGCTTGAGGTGTTCCGAGTAAAACCCACCATCACTGAATGAGGTCCAGTCTCTAGGTTCTTCTACCATTGGGGTAAAGTAATCGGGGAGCATGTTACCATCTAGTACCTGTTGTCTCATCCAGTCTAGGAACCAGTTGGCAGGTATCAGTTTGGTAGACTTCTTGGCTCCCTCGCTTAGTGTACTAATATATAGGAGGGGTGGCGCAATCTCTCCGTGAACTATTGGCTGACACTCGGCTAGAATATACACGGCTACCTGAGCAAGCTGAGCAAACCCTAGACTGATGTCACCTTGGATTGCTTCGCTGTGGTACTTGGCTAAGAGGTCGCCCGTTATCTTTGTCTTGCGATCTCCCTTGTGTCCCGACTCGTTGATGTAGGAGACAAATGTTTTGTAGGACTTTTTGTCGAAGGTCTTGAATTGTCCTAGGTCATACTCGACTTGTAACTGTTTTGCGATACTGAAGTACATGTTGGTGTTAGAGATTCCCTTAGCACCCATACGGTTGATCAAGGTCTTGACTGTGTAGTGTGCCACGATGTCGATAGGGAGGACTAGTAACAGCTTAGCAGGGATAGGTTTAACCTTAGCATTACCAAGCATAATCTCAGCCATGTACAGCTTGAGTCTTTGGGATAGCTCAGAGATGTAATAGGGTACGATGGCGTGGGAGTGCTTGATGTCGAAGAGATTACCACGCTTCTTTGCCTTTTCTATTTCATTGAACAGTTTGTACTTGACTGTGTCAATGTTCTCTTGCTCAATTTCTAGCTGGGTTTTTAGTTTAGACATGGTAATCCTCTATAGGTGCTATTTTACTTCTGACCATCAACTTTAAATACTGGCTCGCCTAACCTTTCAAACTTAATAACATCACTCATGTGAAACTTTAGCCCGTCTCCATAGACTAATGATCCATCAAGCTCAGTAAAGTAACTTTCAGTTTCCATAATACAACCGCTCTTAAAAAAGATTCTGTACTTATAAAAAGCCTGCTTAGGTTCTGGTTCTTTTACAATAACATCCTTTGAGGTTAGCTCAAGAAATTTCTCGGCTGTGATTTCTTCCCCTACTAGGGACATATAATTAGAAGATTGTTTATTAGGGTAACTTGAAGAACCGTGTTGTTTAATACCTACGAGTGGTTCATCTAAAACCATAGGATCAAGTACCGTTCCTACATAACCTATCTCTTTAGTATGTCTTCTTACAGCAAGACTCTTCGCTGGGAAGCTTCCCCCAAGATCAATCTTGAAGGTCTTTAATTTTTTATTCATACAATACCTCGCCCGTTTAGTTGTTTGTTATTCTTCGTCGCTATTGTTAAAGACAAGGGACCACCTCGCTTAGAGATAGTCCCAAAACAATCTAACCAGCCTGACCAGTAAGTGCCTGAGCAACAAAGCCCGTGTCATAAGGTATCATCGTGACTTCCTCAAGCTCGCCCTGTAGTCTCATTAGCTCTAATCTGCGTCTTGAGATCGTGACTTTGTTACCACTCTTAGCTCGCAAGCTGTTCACTACTGCGCCCGATTTACTACGTGCGCTATCACTTAGCTTGGTGAGTACTTGACCTTGGAGAGTGAAGTATGTATCGTCGTTCTTACTATAGAGTGAACCTTCCTCGTCTAGGAAGTACTCGCTAAGGTCTTCCACGGTACCTTTTTGGGGTAGTATGTACTTGCCTAGGCGGAATAGACGGATAGGCTGGACTCGGAAGGGCTGGTCTTTTACACCGAAGATCTCGCTCAGCTTTTTGATAGCTCTTTGTGTCAACGGTTTCATGCTAGGGTTGCCTGATTCTGTTTTCTGAAAGGGTACCTCGGCTTGCTTTTCGGATTGCATTGCTTTAACAAGTTTGATGATCTTTCCTTCAGCTAAATCAAAGCCTGAGTTTTGATTTTTATTAGTAACTAGTAACCCTTTAACTCTTTTCATAATTCTATAACCGTCATAGGAAGCAAAACCAGCATCATACTCGTTACTGTGTTCTAAGATCATTTTTTCAAAGTTAAATTTATACTCAAAAAAACCCTCCCAAGAAACAATCTTCCCCTCAGCAAGAGCCTGAATAGCTTGTTCTCTGTTAATCATTTTACTCATAATACTCTCCGATGTTTTGGGCGTTAGTGCCCGTCTTATTTTAGATAATACAGGAAATTTTAAATCGTGTCAACTATGTACAGTAACTACCAGTTTTCGTAGAGTTTCTCACTCTCTACGTAACCCTGAAAAGCGTCAAGAAACATTAGTCTACGTTCTAGGTTTGTTAGACCGTCATTGTTGAAGGGGTTACATAATAGACCGTTCATAACATAACTAGTGTTAAGCCACATAGGACTTGCTAAGGTTCTATGTTCAGTTGGCTCATCGGGTTGAAAATTACTAGAGAATATATCCCTAGCTTGTCTACCTACACTTCTCATTATAAGGAAACATACTCCCTCAAAACCTTCAGTGTATACAGCTTTTTTCCTAGCCCTAGCCATCTTAGTTCTAAATTGTCTCAATTCCATAATACACCTCGCTCTGTTTATGCCCGTTTTAGTTCTCTCTTATCTTCCATACCAGAACTACCCTGACCATCCCTAATAACTCCCCAGATGACCGCTTGTACTTCTAGAGGTCTCATAGAGTACTTACCAGCAAGCTCTAATATAGATTGACTGATAGCCTCATAATTCCTATCAGTGTTTTTTAAGCCTACCGCCCTGTACATCCATAAATCTACCGTGACTTGTCTATTATGAAAGGGGTCTAGGATGTTATCAAAGAAGCTCTGAGTTTTACGCCCGTTTAGTATCTTTCGCACATCATTGTCGTCATTATATAACTCATTCAAGCCATATATAGTTAGGGCTTTTCGTTTGTTAACGCCATAGGTGCAAACCTTGACACTTTCGGTAGGGTTCTTAAGCAATGCCTCAAGGTCCTCTATGTTTCTTTGCCACTTATTATTATTATTAGGACTCAAGGCACTAAGTATGCCCACTACCTTGACTAGAGCAATGTCGTAACTAATAGCAAGGTCCTGACAAATGCGGTGCGCAGTATAGTACCAATTCAATCCCTCAAGCATCTGATCAGAGCTAGCCCGTGTCAGGAAAGATTCTAGACGAGGTATAGCTAGCTGTACTTGATCTTGAATGTACATCTCACGCTTTATCTGGGCGAGACTCTTACCTGTTGTATTCATAGTAACCACTCCCCGAAGATAGTACCTAAGTGAAAGCCAATAATTGATACAAGTATGATTAGGAATGCCTGTATCAGTAACATAATCATTTTGTTTCTGTTTGATTTCATCCTAGGACCGCCTTGATCATTTTTAAACCTAAATAAAACATACCACCATAGACGGCTAGCTTGACTAGGGCTATCCCTAGAAACATAATCAGTGTCATTAATATTACGGCGATCTCTCTTGACGTTTCTTTCATAACTCTAATCTCTCTTTTGTGAAGTCATTAGTAACTCTTGTTTGTTCTGGTCTTTAAAAAACTCGTCTTGATACTCTAGGAAGTTCTCAGCCTGAGCAAATGCAACAGCTGGGACAATCTCATGTCTCACAAACAGTTCCCTCGCTATCTGGGCTATCTGTTTTTGTTTCTCAGTTAATATCATAGACATGTTATACCTCGTCTTTATTGTTTAAAACCATTAGTATCATATAACCAACGATGAGTAGTCCTATCAATTGTAGATCACTCAGAATCAAGCCACTCATACTACCGCCCAAAAAGATTTATTGAAACTATGCACATAGGTATAGTTCTCAAGTTTCTCGGCTTGCTCTTGTGTTACTTGTTTAAATTTACCGTCAAGTTTCTCAGTGAGACCGCTATCAATGTAGAGTAATTCTGCGTCTAGATTAGGCTTGACCAATAGTACCGACTCTTGTCTAAACGCTGAGGCTAGCGTGAGGACTCTTGACATCGTGTTAACCTCGCTGAGGACAACCCCTACACTCATCCCCATTGTACCCTTATACACGCCTACGGTCTCTATTAGGTCTTGTCCTAGGGCTACCATTAGGGCTATATGGGCACGTTGGTTTTCCACGTTATCGTTCTGGTGTTTCCATGCTCTTAGGAAGATCATTGTAGGATTGTTTCTGTTTTTCATATACACCTCTGTTTTAGATACATCTAGAGCAATATTTGTAGACATTGATTTCTACTACATTGCTTTGTTGGTTGTTCTGATTATACTCATCTGAATATAACTTGCAAGCAAAAAGAATAAGGAAGATTATAGCCAATTGTTTCATATAAATATTACCTTGTTTTTGGTTTATGATAGTCCCATTTTACACCGTTCTCGAAAAATTACAAGTAGCCACTTTCGCATGCGGTTTACCGTGCTTGTTCTGTATTTAAACACTGGCTTATTTCTAGACATTTGCCTTGCTTGAATTAAGTCTGGAAGGGTTGAACAATACTCTAGCTCTGTTCTGGCTTTTAAATCTTTCCAATAAGCCAACCATCTCTGTCCACCAGTAGAACTCCAATCCATAGCACATAAATACTCACTAATACCTAGTAAATTCCTACGCTCTAATGTCCTAAAAGCTTCCTTGATATCATGGGCTAGTGCTGGTGTTAATTCTAGTTTACTCATATTATCCTCGCTCTGTTGTTATGTTTATGATTGGTTCTAAGCTACCCTAAGTAATTCTAAGCTATACTCAGACGGTCTAAGCTCTCTAGGGTACATCTCTTTAACCTTCTTTGCTACCTCTAGGACATGCACACGAGCAAGCTCTCTAGAATACTCTAGGTTTGATATATCGTTGTGGGCTTGCTTGGCTTTGCGAAACAATTCTAATGTGATCTGCTCTTGTTTTGTCATGTATCTAGTCATTGTCATACCCCTCTGTTAACGTACCACTCTATCTTAGTTTAGTTCTAGGCTTTACCTTGACGACATAGTTCTCTGAATATTATGACGAGCCACTTCCTTGCTCTGTTTACCTCTAATGTATCCTTAGCCACTCTGCGCATATTGTTGGTTAATGTATCGCTAGGATTATTACCTCTTACCTTTGACCAGTAGGTATCCCAGCGCATTTCTAGATGTCTATCAGCTGTGAGATATGCGCAAATATACAAGCTAGACTGGTTACCACGTTGGATAGAATGCTGAAGTGTCTTTAAAAATTCTTTGATCTCTTTTTCTTGATATTTTGGTAGCATATTATTTATCTCCTAGTAAAAATGCCTCGTATGCTCTACGTGCTTCGCTATCTCTCTGCTTCTTAAGGTCTCTCAAGTGGTTCTCAAGATTGAATGCTTGATCTAGAGGTAGGTTATTACCATGTCTCTCTAGATATCTTGTGAGGTCTATAATTCTTTGCGTGATGTTGTTCATACGTCCCTCGCTTGTTGTACTGACATCTTAATTCATATCGACATTCAGTGCAAGTAAATAAAGCAATCATAGAAAAATAATCCAAACTATTTTACGTTTTAGAACAATATTAACAGCTTATAGTGCGATTTTGAGCCTTCAGAAACCATGTCAACCCTCAGTCACTCATTAGTCACACCTCATAATCCTCATGGTATACATTAGTCTTGACTAAGTCGTGTCGTGGTTGATTAGGTAGACCTTAGGATATCTTAGGGATTGCTTAGGGCTTGCTGAGGATGTCTTAGGGATTGCTGAGGGCTAGAGAAAACTATAATGCTCGACTAAAAACTCTTACAAGCATTAGTCAGCCCTAATCCAACCCTCAGCAACCCTTAGCCCTACCTAATACATCCCTAATGTATCCCTAAGTATAACCTAGCACCACTAAGCACCACTTAGGGCTAGCTGAGTCCTACCAATACGATTGCATCATGCAACAGAATTGCACCGTGCAATAATCAGCAAAAAATAAGCAGCACATACCATGTAATGGCGTGTACTGCGGGTTGATATTAGTGTGCTTAGGGCATGCTTAGGGCTACCCTAGGGCTAGGCTATACCTTAGGCTTGCTTAGGGGTGGCATGGGGTAGCTAGGGTTGACTGAGGGTTGATGAGGGGGTACATGGGGGAAACTGCGAGCCGCTTTGTTCATATACCCTTTCAGAAATTTGTAATATTTTTTCTAGACAACACACGAACTGAGCATTATCTTTAGCATTAAACACGAATCCAGCCCTATTGCCACCCTAAGATAGTCCTCAGTCACCCTCAGTCAACCCTGTGAAATCCCGTAGCACATCATTAGACGCACAAAAAGGGGTCTCTCAGCGTTCCTCTAGTGTACCCTAAGCAACCCTAGCCGCTGGGGCATTAGGAATACTCAGGGACCCGTTAGAATGGCTCAGGGTGGATGAGGGGATGTAGGGTGGATATGGATTTTGAACCTTCAAAATAAGGCAAGTGGAATATACTCAGTAGGCAATACCAAGTCTAATGCCCCCTAAGTGGGTACCTGAGCTGGTATCTCTCTGTAAGTTCATTCTGCTTAGCCACTCTCTGCTGTTTATCTGGATACTTACCATTCATGTACCAATAATAGTACTGCCATATATCCATGTCCCTATTAGCCCTAAGGTAATCCCTAGGTATACCCAAGGCAAGACTATCAGCTATCTCTACCATTCTGGATATGTCTAACATTTCTCTGGTATAGATTACAAACCTGTCTGCTTTGGTAGGATTGTCGAGGAGTGATGCTTCGAAGTAGTGGTCAAAGAGTTTTCTGTCCTCTAAAAATGACCGTAAGTGTCCGAGTTCGTGTAGTAAGCTAGCTATTATTGCGGACTTAGCTGCTCTCTTTTTCACCCATACCGTGATTTCTTTACTGTATAGGCATACCTCTGCGGCATTGTTGTTTGATTTGAATTGGGGGAGTATGCTTATGGTAATACCATTGGACCTAGCGTGGTCTAAGATAAGATCAATGTCATGCTGAGGTCTGTACATAGTATACTCCTGATTGGTTAGTGATTGGTGGTTGGCTATTAGATAGCTGTGGTAGTGTGTATTGATTGAGTGATATAAATGTTTGCTATTGTATCTGTTATTTGGTGATTGATAAGAGGTATGATTGGTAGGTATGGTGGGTGATAGTACCTGAGATATTGATACTTCATTCCTAAGTATACCTAAGTTATTCCTAATTATACCTAAGTAATTCCTAACTATATTCTTAGTTATTCTTAGTTATATATTATATATAAGTAACTTTTACTTTTGATTTTGTCTCCCTCTATGTACTGCATCTTAAATCGTGTAAGCTATTGATGCCCCGTGAGAAAACCGAACAATATCACGGTCTTACCTAGGGTAAAAAACTTGATACCCCTTTCGAGATATCAAGCCCTTACGTTTACCTATTCGACTTCAATTTGTCGTACATTCGATTATGGAAATTCAACGAGTTATCTTGGGTACCTCCAAGCTCTGAAATGAACTTTTCAAGCTCCCGATCAAACAACTCTTGTTTCCTCAAAGACTCCATATTTTTCTGGTCAACATCAAGCGAGTCCACAAAATATCTTACCGCCATGGCTAGAGTATCCAACCTATCGTCATGCTTGAGCGATCCACGCTGCTTGCTGATACGTGCAAGCTGGTAGAATAACATGTACTGTGGAGCAATATCAGGCGGATAGTTACTCATGGCTGACTCATAGTCCTCACGGATTACCTTAGGATCAATGATCAACCTATGCTGGTTGAGGACTGGCTCTAGGGTCTCGATGATTCTCAACTCTTTCTGTTGACTGTGTCTGATCTCCTCGACCGTACACGGATAGATCCGCTTGAGGTGAGGACTCAATAATTTCAAGAACATACCGTCACCGAAGTTAGATTCGATCAGGATCAGGTTAACCTTGTGACGCTTGGCTTTCTCAGCAATAGCAATCATCGTGGCATCTTCATAACCTCCAGCAAGACCTCCAGCATCAGGTATCCAAATGTTACCAGATTGCATCTTAGCTACCGCATAACCAGTCTCATCCGCACCTCGACCACTAGGGTCAACCGCTAGAACTGACTTGTCGTACTTACTGTATTTGCTCTGGATGATCTCAGGACTGAAGTAGTACTGAGCCGCTAGGGCAACATTGGGTAGGTCTGTGAGTTTATGCAGAGGGTTGTTGGTCCAGTGAATGGTATTAGGTACTTCCTCTTTACCAACCGAGCTTATGATTAGATCGTTGATCTTGAGTGGGTACTTGTTAGCATCAGACAGTGAGGTGTCCAACATGAACTGTAAAGCAAAGCCTGATCGACCATATTCCAATTCACGCTCTAAGAGGTCCTCATTAGTGAATCTGCGAGGGTCTGTGCTGGACCCTATGGTTGCCCCTGCCTCTAGGTCCTCGACGATCCTAGGGGCTATTTTAGAGCCGTAGACAGTCATCTGGGTTTCACTAGGATATCTGGCAGGGTAGATCAATGTCTGATACCCACGACTCTCTAATATGTTGTAGATAGAGAGTTCTGTCTGAGGGGTACCTAGATAAATAATTTTACCCTCTGGCTTTAGTACGGCTGAGAATTCCTTGACTCGCTCCTGTAACTTCTCACGAAGATCATGGGTAGCTGAGTTTGAAGGAATCTCAATATCGTCGGCTACAATAAGATCCGCTCTGGAACCTGTAAGCTGGGATGTGATACCCACGGATTTAACTGAGGGAGAACCTGAGGGACTTGAGCCATTGACATCAAACGCTACGTTAGAGTCTCGGTGCCCTAAGTCAGGTCTAGGCTGTAAATGCTGTAGCATTGGGACATCCCTAAGCAGAGCCTTAACAAAGATTGAGAAAGCATCGGCACGATCTTTACCAGCCGATACAACCATAATCTTGATCTCAGGATCTAGGTAGAGTTTCCAACATACGAATGCTGCTGTAATATAAGACTTACCAACCCCTCGAAAAGCTTCTACGATAATTCTCCTAGGAGAGTTCTGTAAGAATTCAGCAATTACATACTGGGCTGGTGTTGGATCAGGGAGCTTGAGATGCTCCCAAATCACGTATAAAAAGTTTCTAAAATCCGACATAGGGTCGGTGTACTGTCGGGCATGTTTAGGACCCATGGTCCCCTCCTCTATTCTTTAGGTAATACTTGGAATGGTAACTTCTTAACATCTACCACCCTGTCCAGTACCTTAACAACCGAAGGGTTGAAGGCTGGATCAGCTTTGATGTTGTTATCCTTTAGGAACCTAATTGCAATATTAAGTGTATCATTATCACACTCTTCATTCTCTAGGTCCTTAAGAATTCTATCGGCTACCTTTCGGTGTATCTGGTTTAGAAGATCTTCGTTAGCTTTAAGTACCTTTGGATCACTCATTTCTTTTCCCTGAACTTACCCATTAATGCAGTACCCATCTCAGTAGCTGCTGGAGCAACGGTAATAACACCGAAAGCTGTACCGAACACTTGGATGAATAATTCTGGCAAGGGGTTTACAAGATAGCCAAAGCTATTTGCAGCGATCATCAGGAACATGCTTGAGATGATGACAGGTCTATACAGTCTAACGAAAGCTGATGCAGACTGTGACTCTGCTACCTGAATCTTTGCATTAGACTCTAGCAATTTGCCTTGTAACTCTACAACCTTTGAATCGTATTCTAACATTTTCTCTGTAACTCTTGCTTGGATTTCAACAAGAGCTTTATCTATTTCTTTCTTAGCTACGCTGTTGTCAGATAGCTTTGATGTGATTGTTGTAATTGGTGAGAATAAACTCCCAATAAAACCTAAGATGCTCATTAAATTTTCTCCTTAATCTCCAAGGTGAGAATCCTTTCTTTAATCCTACTTATCTCTAGTTCCATTTCTTCTACACGTTTTCTTAGTTCCTGCGCCTTCTGATCACTGTAAGAATGATCCTTAATAATACTGTTCAACCCAGATACGGCTGTATTCAACTGCGTCTGTAGGTTCTTAAACTCCGTAGAGAATTCTTTTAGTTTCCATATAAGAATCCCTACGAACCCAGTAATGAGGGCACGGAATAAATGTTCTAGTACTTGGTCTGCTGACATTTAACCTCCGTTTGATTATTCATGTGAGGACCACTTACCTAGTGGACATTCCTCCTGTTTATATTTAGTCTTGAGATCTACAAAGCAAAAGCAATCACCACACTGTCGAGTCTTCAACAAGTGTGGACATGAATTGCATTTAGATAATCTATCGACTTTAATTTCTTCTGGTACAATCTGGTCTACACCATTCGCTATGTTATTAGCTATGGTGAATAAACTCTTCATACCACTCTTAATTTTTTCCATGTGACATTCCCTTACCATCATTTAGTTAAGTTCTCCAATACGTACCTTACTGATTGTTCATTAGAGCCAACAATATTACCTAGAAAACCCTCACCATCTTTAGTGAATACAAAGTTAGGTGCTGTGATAGGTGATCTTTTTGAAACAACTTCTCTTTCATTACCATCAATCATAACTTTTTCTCTAACAATTTCCTTAGGAATATAACAGTTATACTCATCGATAGTATCAGAGCCTAGAAGTTTTTCCTCAAAGGTTACTTTAGGATAGTCTTGTTTTAGTTTGTCCCAGAACTTTTCTGTTTCTGAACAAGCCTTACATCCTAGCATTTTGAATAGTATTACTTTTAACATAATAGTTCCTTTGGTTTAATAGAGGGCACCCTAGAGTTTTTCTAGAATGCCCTTAACTTTATTTTAAATACCTCATGCAGAAGCGAGTTCCTGCCTGACAAGAACTAGCCCCAACAAGAAAGCACCCCAAGGCGCCCGTTGATTGATTGTAAACAACATAGCTGTGATTATTGTTACTTGCATTATTTCCGTTACCAGAGCTAAGAATAGTGTAAAATCCTGCTGTGTACTGCATTGCCTGAATTGGATCTAGTCCTGTAGGCAACGTTTCAATCGTTGTTCCGCTCGTTGTGATGGAACTGGCTAGGTTATAGCACCGCTTGTAAACTTGCTGACCGTCTACTTTTTCATTGTCGATGACTTCGGTTCCGTCGTAGGGAACATCTTGAGTTACGAGTCCAATGAATGACTCTCCGTTGGGGTTCATTGCCCTTGTAATGGAAAAGTTTCTATAGCTATGATTAACACCGACCGCTTCGTTCTCTCTATTCCCTCTAGCACTAACCGTATCCCCCTTTTTTAGATATAGCTTGCTCTTGCAATAAATATTACCATACCGAACAGAGTTAGCAGCCGTTGTCACTGAGCTAGCACTTCTAAAGAGTGTTGACTCACAGTGCTTACCCACGTTAACTCCATTAACTTTAAACTCTGTTGAGCTTGTGACGACATTGCTCATAGTTTCAGGACCAATAGTCACTTTTGCCCAATATTCTAATTCGTAATGACCACTAGCTTGCACCGTAAAAACATTTGAAGCGAATACACCATTTGCTAAACTCAAAGTGGTGTCGAATGTTAGGAGCTGGTCTGTTCCCGAAATATCTTGAGCGCTTAAGTTAAATACATGGAGGTCTGAGCTTACCATAGTCGCATTGACAGCAGAGGCTTTTTCGGGTGCGACGGGGTAGGAGA